GCCATCTTGCGATTGGTTGACGGCGACAGATTGGATTAACATGTTCTTGTACAAGTTAATGCCTGTCTGTATGTCAATGGTTTCCCCCGATTTCTGGCAAGCTACAAGGTCGGCATAGCATTTTTGCACTCGGCTATCCCCTCCACTACTATCAAGCAATCCGCCTAAACCAAAATCTGGCAAAAAAGGGGCAATGGTTCGCGCTTGATTAAGAATGCTCTTCGCTTGACTATACGCCCCTGCAACTTGGCTAATCACTCTGCCTGCTCTCGCGATAGATTGCGATGTTTGAGTGATAACCTTAACTGGCAAAGGAAAGCCATTAAGAAAGTCTATCCCACCACGAATGTTCCCGATAAACGGAAAGTCTAAACCAAACGTTGAATGGTCGTGATCAACCATTACGCCATTAATGGTAACTTGTTTAGGCTGAATGACCGCATGGTCAGCAATGGCCGCACCTGATTCAATCGGATTTTCTGTAATAGATAAATCCGACTGATGGTCTTCTGTTGTCACCACATCAAAGGTAATTTTGCCAATCTTGCGATTGGATACTTGAGCAAAATTTAACATAGAGGCTACCCCACAACAGGTGAAGGTTGATTGTTAATTGCTCGAGCCGATTGGTCTGCAACCGCTTTTGGATTATCCGTACCTTGGATGTTTTGCGTAATGGTGATTTTGTTATTGCTGTTTTTGACACTGTTATCAGCATTTGAAGTTTGGTGATTAACTCCTGCCGCTGCAACCTGTGGTGCAGAAGCGTAAGATGGATCAAACATCATCGTGTCATAGGCTTTCGTATTTTGGCTTGCTGTTCCTGTTGGCGTAGATTCGTCACTGCCAAACCAACCTTTCACGGTGTCAACAATTGGCGCAATATATTGGTCATAATATCCTTTCACCCAGTCAAACGCCTTTTTGAACGGCGCTTTAATCCAGTCAGTGACTTTATTAAAGCCTTTCTCAATCACATCTAAATCAAGTTGCTCACCGGTAAAGAGATTCCACAAACCAATCACTGCGGCCAAGCCTAATTCAAATGGTAGTTTGATTAAGTTAGTAACAAGCGATAATGTCGCACCGATTGGATCGACACTGAAATTATCGACAAAATTTTCCCACGTGGATTTTACCCATAAAAGTGCGGTTTTAAATGGCTTCCAAAATTCACCTAATGCACTTTCTCCATCCTCTAGATAGGTAATAAAGTCATCTACAAGCAAGAACAACCCGGCAATTGCCGCAACAATGAGTGTTACAGGATTTGTTGCAAAGGCGAGTAACATCCGCTTGCTGAACCATAATAAAATCCCACCCAGTGCGATTAATACCGTTTTCCAACCAACTGTATGTTCAACCACATTATCAATAGCGGCGGCAAGCTCAAACAAAAATGACAGTATTTTGCCAAAGCCATTGAGTGTGGCCTTGATAAACTCATTATTCTCGGTGAACCATTTTGTAAACCGCTCGGCTAATCGCTGAATGGATGGCGCAACACGGAGTGATACATATTCACCAATAGCCGTAAATACTTGAGAAACCTGCGTCAACGCATCTTTAAAAGCGGCGGCAGCTTCTGCATTTTCTGCGTTACCCACCCCAAGTGTGAACGCATTTGCGAGGGCGATTTGTTCTTTAAGTTCATCATTCCCAAGGCGCAATGTCTGAATCATTGAACCATCAATGCCGAGCTTGGCAAGCATCGCAATTTGCTCTTGCTCACCCATTGCCTTCATCTTGTCCGAGATTTCACCCAGCATTTCACTTGAGGTTTTAATATCCCCATTTGCCTTTTTGGCACTTAATCCGTATTGCTCAAATGATTTCGCCCCGCGACCGATACCAGCCGAAGCTTCCCCGATGACACGAGATACCCCTTCAATAGATGATTGTGCAGCCTGTGCAGATGATCCATTAACTTCAGCAACTTTGCCTAAGTTGTAAATTTGATCGACTGATTCGCCCGTGACAGCCGAGAGTTGTTTAATTTCATCAAGTGCATCAAGATTTGCATCAACAAAGTTTTTAACGCCGGCGGTCGCACCATAAAAAGCGGCAGCAAATGCGGCAAATTTCACCGTAGTTTTGCTGATGCTTACGCCAAGCACTTCAAACTTTTCAATCAGCCCATCTGCGCCGTATTTAGTCGCCCATATGCCGATCATTTTATTGGCTAAATCGTCCGCACTTTCAGCATTTTCCTTTTCCGCTTCCGTGTTCTGCTCGACTGCTTTTGTATCTTGTTCGATAGCTTGTTTTTTCTGCTCAATGGCAGATTTGAGCTTACCAATAACAACACCAACGTGTTCTGCACTAAGTCCTGCATCTTTTAAAGTCTGTTCAAACTCATCGCTATTTTCGATAAAGCCTTCACCGAAAGCGGAAAGCAGCTTATCACCCTCAATGAGTTTCTGCACCCACACATCTAAGGCTTCATCTTCAGAAAGGTTTTCTGTTTCAGTTTGCAGTTTTTCAAGCGATGCAAAAAACTCACTAAATTCAGGCACCGCCCTGACTTGTTCGGTTGCCTCTTCCAGTGCTTGGCCAAAGGCACCTAAACTTTCTGCTGCGTCTTCAGTGCCTGCTCCAATTGCATTGAGGAATTGCTCAAACTGTTGCATCGCTTGACTATCTGCATCAATGCCGATTTTAATCAGTAGTTCATCGAGTAGCATTGCGTTGCTCCATTTGATTTAATTCAACAATGACTTCATGAAAAGACAAAAGGTCGGATAACGAGTAAACCGACCTTAATTCGTGTAGTGAACAAAAGTTTTTCACAATGGGCGTAAAAATAAACCAGTCAACTTTGCTGTCTGACTGGCTTATTTCTTCACTTTTAGATTGGCTTGAATATTGCTCAGCAATCTGCCCCCACCGATAAAAAAATCAGCAAATTGATACACCAACCCTTCTTTTAATATTGGGATTAAATGCCCGCGGTGTTGGTTAAAATGACTATCAAAGCGTTCAGACAGGCGGTATAGTTTGCCATCTTGCTCGCATGAGGTGTGTTTAAGCACAATATCCTCAAGCTCTTTAATGCTTGGATCGCCTAAATTCGCCAATACGGTAGTTAATACACTTGCACCAAGTTTTTTGGTATCGCCTGATGATGATAAATCGACTGCTTGCAATAATTTCATCGCATTTTTGAGTGCAGTCCATGCTGTCATGGCATTAGCTGGCGTCATCGTATAGGTGATATTTTCAATGTTGATTTGTTTGCTTTCCATTATTGAACACCTTTTTCAAGATTCATCGTCATTTTCTCAAACACAATCGTCCATGTTGTCGCATTGTGTCCATTCCCACGCACGTAAGGCGCTGGCGTGGTGAAATACCCTTTGCTTGCCGTGACAACATCGTCATTGATTAAGTCACGGATAGCGAGTGTAATCGGCAAGTAGGTTTTAATACTGTTTTTTTGTTGATTAAACAACTTAGATAAATAGGCGTTATCTTCGGAATGTTGTTTAATTTTTTAGGGTTAATTTGCCTGATTGGTCAGGATTTGCGATAAATACGCCCGTGCCATTCGCACCAATAACCATTTGCCCTGCATCGACTTGGTTGGTCGCATTAATCACATCTGAGCCGTCAGCCCAGTCACTGATTTCTTTGCCGTCTAATAACACGACAACTTGTTTTGGATCGAAAACTGCCATAGTTATTCCTCATAAAAAGACTTTTAATACGAAAGATAAGCCAAACAACAATACGCTAATTGCTGCGATATTTGCCACCTACCTTAACTTGATATTTTGGTGTATACTTAATCAAAATTTATTCCTTAGTATGGATAAGGGGTAAAAGAAAAGCCAAGGGTTGTCGCTCTTGGCTTTTCGCTTTTTGATACTATCGGTTATAGTTCACAATCACATCGCTAGAATGGATTGCGCCGGCTAATTTCACTGCCGTTTGAATTGGCGTTGCACGGCGTTGCTCACGGTCACTATCTGATAGTGTATCCATTGGTGCCGCCCATACATAGTAACCTTTCTCAAGATAATCGCCTGTCGTCAAGTTACCAAAGCTATCACCAGTCCATTGTCCTGGTGCGAAAGCGCCATTGTTTACACCCTCTAGGCAAACTTTCTCAACCGCTGCAATTAACACTGCCTGACCTTTGTCAGTAAGCGGAATTTTGGTCGGTGATTTG